CAGAAGTGCCCTCAGAAACTGAAGAAGAGGCAATGAATCGTATTGCAACACGTTTTGCAGTACTTGATGAAATGTCTAAGGCATGTATCAGTGGTGACATTCGTGCAATGATTGTTACAGGTCCTGCTGGTATTGGTAAGTCACATGGTGTAAACTTGCAAATGGAAAAAGCAAGTATGTTTGACAGGCTTGCTAGCAAAAAAATTCGCTTTGAAGTTGTTAAGGGTGCTATGTCGGGTATCGGCTTGTTCGCTAAGTTGTACAAATTTAGTGATGCTAAGAATGTTCTTGTGTTTGATGACTGTGATATCTGGGACGATCAAGATGCTATCAACGTATTGAAAGGTGCGCTTGATTCGGGCAAGACACGTAGAATTTCGTGGAATAAAGATTCACGTACTTTGCGTGAAGAAGGTATCCCAAATTCTTTCAACTTCAATGGCTCAGTTATCTTTATCACAAACAAATCGTTTGCTGATAAAAAAGCTGGCAAGATGCAGCCTCACTTAGATGCACTGCAAAGTCGGTGTCACTTTCTGGACCTGACAGTTGATAGTGAACGTGACAAAATGTTGCGTATCAAACAAGTGCATCGTGATGCTGATGGCGGTCTGTTTGCTGACTATGATTTTACTCAAGAGCAAACGGATGAAATCATGTCATTCATTTGGGACAATCATACTAAATTACGTGAGGTGTCCTTGCGTATGTGTTTGAAGGTTGCTGACTTAGTTAAGATTAGTGCTAACTGGCGCGAACTTGCTAAAGCAACTTGCATGAAGAAGGGTTAACTCCCTCACTGTTTATAAGGGCAATGTCAATAAGTCCCTTAAGTACTTAAGGAAATAAAAATGCGTAAGATGGCAACTATTAGAAAGATTGATGCACTGCGTCCCATCGTGGGTGCTGATGCAATTGAATGTGCTATCGTAGGTGGATGGACCTGCGTGGTAAAGAAGGATGAATACACTGCTGGTGATCTGGCAGTATATTGTGAAATTGACTCTTGGATTCCACATGAGGTAGCACCATTTCTATCAAGGGGAAACTTCCCTCACGTATACAATGAAGTCAAAGGCGAACGGCTGCGTACTGTAAAGTTGCGTGGACAATTGAGCCAAGGTCTGTTGTTGCCAATTGCTACGGTTGAGAATCTGATTTACATCGACGGTACACGATTCCAAGTTGAAGAAGGTGATGACGTATCCGAAGCACTTGGCATTGTCAAGTACGAAGCACCAATCCCCGCATCACTTGCAGGTGAAGTCAAGGGCATGTTCCCTTCACGTATTCCAAAGACTGATCAAGAGCGTATTCAAAACTTGTCAACTGAGTTGGAAGAATGGAAGGCTGAAAAGCTAACTTGGGAAGTGACTGAAAAGCTAGATGGGTCTTCAATGACTGTTTACATCATTGACGGTGAAGTTGGTGTTTGTTCACGTAACTTGGATCTCAAGCCGAACAAGGACAATTCACTGTGGGCAACTGCTTACAAGAATGAAATTGATGTAAAGCTGATTCAATCACTTAGCAATCTTGCTATCCAAGGTGAACTAGTTGGTAACGGCATTCAAGGTAATATTTACAAGATGCGTGATCAAGAGTTTTACGTATATGATATCTATGACATTGATGCTGGTCGTTACTTCACTCCTGCTGAACGTGTAGCATACTGCAAGGTATGGGATATCAAGCATGTTCCTGTGTTCAAGACAGACTTTATGCTTACTAACGAGACTGTGGCTGATCTGCTACAGATGGCAGAAGCCAAGAGTGTAATGGGTGACATTTCTGGTCCAGAACGTGAAGGTGTTGTTTACAAGTGCAACGAACGGCAAGTGAGCTTCAAGGCAATTTCTAACAAGTTTTTGCTTAAGGGCGGTGGGTAGTTGTTCTTGAAGCAATAAGGGACTTGGGTCCCTTATTTCCATTGTAGTTGCAATTGCATAAGCAACTATGCTATACTAAGTACTAATATGAAACAATGTAAAATAATCGTCACCGACGAAGTAAATGTAAAAATTACAGGACTTGAACTAACTGAACGCAAAGCACTAGTTAAGATGTTTGAGTACGATGTGCCTGGTGCACGATATCTTCCCGCTGTACGTCTTGGTAGATGGAATGGTAAGGTAAGTTTTTTCAGTTTAGGTGGCAGTAGCTATGTCAATCTATTACCTGAAATACTACCCTTCATTGATAGCCGAGACTATGATATTGAACTAGAGGACCTGCGTACATATAGTACAACGTTTAAGTTTGCAGAAGTGTCCGAGGAAACATTCAAACATAAAAATTGGCCCGAAGGTCATACAATTGCAGGGCAACCTGTTGTATTGCGTGACTATCAAATATCAATCATTAATGAGTTTCTAAAGAACCCGCAATCATTACAAGAGATTGCTACAGGTGCAGGTAAAACATTAATCACAGCAGCATTAAGTTGGTCTATTGAAAGTTATGGTCGTAGTATCGTTATCGTCCCTAATAAAAGTCTTGTAACACAAACTGAAGCCGACTATATCAATCTTGGGTTAGATGTTGGTGTGTACTTTGGTGATAGAAAAGAATACAACAAGACCCATACAATCTGTACTTGGCAAAGTCTTAACAATATGCTTAAGAAAACAAAAGCAGGTGAAGCAGAAGTTGAGATTGGTGACTTCCTTGAAGGTGTGGTTTGCGTCATGGTAGATGAGGTTCACATGGCCAAAGCCGATGCACTAAAAGAACTATTGACTGGTGTAATGAGTAACATCCCAATTCGTTGGGGATTGACTGGAACTATCCCTAAAGAAAAATTTGCAAGTCAAGCTATCTTTATTAGTCTAGGTAATGTTATCAATAAGCTATCCGCGAGTGAATTACAAGATAGAGGTGTACTAGCACAATGTCATGTAAACATTGTTCAACTGCAAGATGGTGTTGAATTCAGTAATTACCAATCTGAATTAAAACATTTGCTTGAAGATGGCAAACGGTTAGATAAGATTAGTCAACTAGTAGATACAATTAAAAACACTGGCAATACATTAATATTAGTTGATAGAGTAGCAGCAGGCAAAGAATTACATAACAGATTAGCCGAACTATTACGTGACTATAAAACAGAGTATGATGTTGTATTCGTATCGGGAAATACTGGTATGGATGAGCGTAAAGAACAATATGATGAAGTTGCTACATCAACTAATAAAATAATTATAGCAACGTATGGCGTAGCGGCCGTAGGTATTAACATTCCGCGAATCTTTAACCTTGTTCTGATTGAACCGGGTAAGAGTTTTGTCAGGGTAATACAGAGTATTGGGCGTGGTATTCGTAAAGCCGAAGATAAGGATCACGTGGAAATTTGGGATATTACAAGTAGCTGTAAATTTGCTAAACGACATCTTACCCAACGAAAAACATTTTACAAAGAGGCTAACTACCCGTTTGATGTTGAAAAACTTACATATAAATGATAGAATAACACTATGAGAATTTTGACCTTAGATAACGAATACTATAACTTAGAGACTTTGCCCGAAGAAATAGATGATTTACGATTTGCGATACTAGATAACAGTAACCCAAGTAATGTAGATTATCATTATATCCCATTAATCTTTTTAGAAAGTTTTAACGCTCCGGCACTTGTATTAAAGATTGGTAAGCATACAATTAAGATGCCAGTGGATTGGCAGATATTGATTGGTGAAAAAGAACATGGTGATTTAGAAACATTGCCCTTAACAAGTATCAATGACAGAGGATTTAATGCATTTGAGTTTAATCCCCTAACTAGTTTTAGTCCTACATTTCTACCCATTGAGATTGTAGATATCTATCACGATGTAACATGGTATGCTCCGCGATTGCGTAATGGACAATTCTTATGTGTACCACTGAATGATGGACCTAAACCTGAATGTGTTTATTTTGTAAAAGAAATTAGTCGTAATTGTGAGATAGTAGATTATTCACAAGCGTTTTAATTATGGCAACGAGAAAAGCAGCAGTCCCGGTTGATGAAAAGTTTGACAAACAAGATTTAGACTTGTTTGAGGTCCTTGCAGCATTGGATAAAAAGGATTATGATTTCTTTGACAGGTTATCACCTGAACAACAAAAGAAGTTTGTGCCTTTCACAATGATCCAATGGCTAAGTGCTATTAAAGGTGGTGAAGGATTGAGCAGATACTATGTAATGAGTACAGCAGAGTATGCAAACAAGTATCTATTCAACGAAAATATACAGAAGCATCCAAAATTACAATGGCTAATGATGTGTGCAAGTAGCCCGGGAGTAGGTAAACAATATCATCAGTGGATACCTAACATTAGTCCTAAGGTAAGTAAATTACAAACACCAGCTAAACTAAAAGATATCAAAGAGTATTACAAGAAGATATATCCCAAAGCAAATGGTGATGATATTGATGCGGTTAGTGAAGCGTTTGTATCTGGACAAAAGCGCAAACTTAAATTAGCAGAATTGTTTCCTAATATGAAACTGAGTGATATTGAGGCATTAAATGAAACTATTAGTGATGAGCAACTTAAGCAATATGAAAGAGACCTCGGCAATTGATAAGCCAATGAAGTATGGCTGCGAATTTTGTAAGAGAGAATTTCTCAAAGAGTCAACCACGCTTAGGCATATATGCGAACCAAAACGTAGATGGTTAGACAAAGATAATCACGGTAATAGAATTGCATTCCAATGTTGGTTAGATTTTTATAAAAAGAACTCAGCAGGTAGAAAGAATCGCACACAAGAAGAATTTATTCGTAGTGCATATTATGTAGCTTTTGTTAAGTTTGGTAACTATTGTGTTAGTATTAATGCAATTAATATTCCACAATACATTGATTGGCTATTGAAGAATCAGATTAAGATTGACAATTGGTGCAGTGACAGCACTTATACCAAGTATCTTATAGAGTATTTAAGGCATGAGGATCCATTTGATGCCATACACCGTAGTGTAGAGAATTGTATCAATATGGCTCAAGATGCAAACATACAACCGCATGATATGTTGCGTTATGGAAATGCAAATAAAATATGTTATGCTATCACAACTGGTAAGATTAGCCCATGGCTGTTG